TGGCTGAAACAAAAACAATAGAGTTAAAAGTAAAAACAGATATGGCTGGTGCTATTTCTGGAGTAGACAAATTAAAAACTGGTTTAAAAGAAACTACTAAAAATTCAAATGATTTAAATAATACTTTACAAGGTAGTAAACAATCAGAATTTATAAATAAAATTGGTGATGGTGTTGGTAAATTAAATCCAGCTTTTGGAAGTGCAGTAAAAGGTGCTAATGGTCTTATATTAAAAATGTGGGAAATGGTTGCCAATCCTATTGGTGCTATTCTTGCTGGAATTGTTATAACTGTTAAATTTCTTTATGAAGCATTCCAAAGTTCAGTTGCTGGTGGTAAAGAATTAAAAACAATATTCGCTGCAATAAGTGCTGTTGGTGCCCAAGTAAAAGATGCAATATTTGGATTAGGTAGAGCATTAATAAATGTAACTACTGCTGCATATAAATTTATAACTTTAGATTTTAAAGGTGCTGCTGAAGATATGAAAAAAGCAAATGGTGAAGCTACTGAAAGTTGGAAACAATTAGGTAATGCAGTTGATGGAACTACTTTTAAATTAATGAAAAATTTAGAAAAGCAACAACAAATAAATGATAAAGCAAGAAAATTACAAGCAGTAACACAATCTGAAACTAATAAATTACTTGTACAATCACGTGAAATATTAACAGATGAAACAGCATCAATAAAAGAAAAAAAGAAAGCATTAGAAGAAGTTACTAAGGCTGAAAAAGCATCAAGTGCTGAAAAAGTTAGAATAGCTGCTGAAGATTTGCGTATTGCAAAAGAAAAAGCTAAAGGAATGGGTGGTGAAGCAGAAAAGAAAGCAAAACAAGAATTAAGAGAATTAACTATTGCATTAAATGAAGCAGAAACAGAAAATGCAATGACTGGAATTAAGTTGAATAAGCAGAGAAAAATGCTTAATAGACAAGAAGCTGCTGATGCAAAAGAATTAGCTGACACTAAAATAGAAGCAGCAAAAACTGCTCACGATAATTCAAAAACATTATTAGAAGATGAATTAAAAAATGAAAAATTAAATTTTCAACAAAGAAGGGATTTAATAAATGCTAATAAATTAATTACATTAAAAGAAAGAGAAAAATTATTAGAAGAAGTAAATAAAGATGAAAAAAAATTAATTGAAGAACATAATAAAGCAATTAAAGATTTAAATAAAAAATATGATGATTTAAAATTAGATGATTTAGCTAAAACTAATCAAGATAAGTTAGATTTAGATATGCAAAGAAAATTAGATGAAATTAATTTTATTGCACAAACACAAAAAGAAAAAGATGAATTATATGCTAAATGGAACGAAGAATATGATAGAAGGCAAAAAGAATTAAATAATAATGAATTATTAAATGAACAAGAAAAAAATTTAAAAAAAGCAAATGATATTAAATTAACTACAGAAGAAAGATTATTAGCAATACAAACAAGAGTAGATAATGAAAAAAATATAATTTTTAAAAGTGAAGATGAAAAATTAGCTTATGAAAAAGCAAATACTGATGCAAGAATTAAAATAGCAGAAGAAGAAGCAGCAGCAAAACAAAAAGCATTACAATCAATCTCATCTGGTCTTAAAACAGCAGCAACTTTATTAGGTGAAAGTACAGCAGCTGGAAAAGCAGCAGCAATAGCAGCAACAACAATAGACACAATACAATCTGGAGTTTCAGCATTTAAAGGAATGGTATCAGCAGTTCCAGGTCCAGTAGGTATTGCTTTAGGAGCAGTTGCAGCAGCAGGAGCTTTGGCTTCAGGTTACGCATCTGTTAAAAAGATTTTAGCAGTTAAAACCCCTAATGGTGGTGGTGGTGGTGCTGCACCTTCTGGTGGTGGTGTATCTGCACCAAGTTTTAATGTAGTTGGAAATAGTGGTGTTAATCAATTAGCTGAAACAATGGCTGGAAAATCAGAACAAGCACCTATTAAAGCATATGTAGTTTCTAATGATGTAACTTCCGCACAAGGTTTAGACAGAAAAATAATTACTAATGCAAGTTTAGGTTAATGTTAGTTAAAAGTATCATTAAGTCAAAAAAACATAGTTAATGTTACTTATTTAAAACAAAACATAAATAATTTAATTTTTAAAAAAAAGAATAATGAAAAAGTTAGAAACTATTTATTTAGATATAGACGAAGAAAATATTCAAGATGGAATTGATGCTATTAGTTTAGTTAAATTTCCAGCTATTGAAGAAAATTGGGTTGCACTAAATGAACACAAAGTAGAATTAAAAACTATTGATGAAGATAAAAGAATAGTTATTGGTTTAGCTTTAATTCCAGAAAAAGATATTTATAGAAGAAATGGTGATTATGAATATAACATTCGTTTCTCAAAAGATACAGTTAGAAAAGCATCAGAGTTATATTTAAAAAAACTTAAAATTCATAATTCAACATTAGAACACGATAAAAAAACTGAAGGTGTTTATACAATAGAAAGTTGGATAGTTGAGGATGTTAAAAAAGATAAATCAGCTATTTACAATTTAAATGCAGTTGAGGGTGCTTGGGTTGTAGTTCAAAGAATAGACAATGATGAAGTTTGGAATGATGTTAAAGAAGGTAAATATCAAGGTTATTCTATTGAAGGATATTTTTCTGAAAAAGCAGAATTAAATTTACAAGAAAGTAAAGATTTAGAATTGATTGAAAAAATAAAACAAATATTAATTAATGTTTAACATATTTAAAATGGGAAAGAATAAATACACAAGTCCAAAAAGCTCAAAACAAGCTTGTTTATGTGATGATAGCACATATTCAGCAGAATGTTGCAAAGGTGAATTAATCAATCAAGGTATTGGTTCAACAGTTGCACAAGGTACTTCAACAGTAACAGTTGTTGATGGAGAAAGAACAATGGTTAGAACAAATGGCTAACCAATTTATAACAAATATAAATAATTTAAATTTTTAATAAAAAAAGTATGAACGTAGTAAATCAAATCAAAGAACTTTTGGGTATTGAAGTAAAACTTGCTCAAATGAAACTAATGGATGGTGTTACTGTTATTGAAGCAGAAACATTTGAACCAGAAATGGCAGTCTTTATTGTTAATGAAGAAGAAAGAGTACCAATGCCAGTTGGTGAGTATGTTTTAGAAGATGGTAACGTATTAAAAGTAGAAGTAGAAGGTGTTATTGCATCTGTTGAAATGCCAGAAGAAGAAGCACCTGAAGTTGAAGTAGAAGTAGAAACTACTAAAAAAGAAGAAGAAATGGCAACAGAAGTAGCAACACCTAAAAGAGTAGTTGAAAGTGTTACTAAAGAAATGTTCTTTTCTGAAATTGAAAAATTAAGAGCAGAAATTGCTGAATTGAAAAGTGTAAAAACAGAAACAGTAGAATTATCAAATAATAATATTGAAGTTTTAACACACAATCCAGAAGCTACTAATGAAGTTAAAATGAATTTATATTCTAAAAAAAGACAAGCTACAACATTTGATGTGGTATTGAGTAAATTAAATAAATAATAAAAATAAAAATTAAATAAAAAATGGCTACAACAACAAGTATTACAACAACCTATGCTGGTGAGTTTGCTGGAAAGTATATCTCTGCTGCATTATTATCTGCTTCTACTATCGAAAATGGTGGTATTGAAGTAAAACCAAACATCAAGTACAAAGAGGTTATCAAAAAAATTGCAACTGACGGGATTGTTAAGAATGCAACCTGTGATTTTGATGCTACTTCTACTGTAACATTAACTGAAAGAATTATACAACCAGAAGAATTTCAGGTAAATTTACAATTATGCAAGAAAGATTTCCGTAGTGATTGGGAAGCCGTTCAAATGGGTTATTCTACATTTGATACTTTGCCACCTGCATTTGCTGATTTCTTATTAGCACACGTAGCTGCTAAAGTTGCTGAAAAAACAGAACAAAATATTTGGAAAGGTGCTACTGCTACTGCTGGTGAGTTTGACGGATTTGTAACACTTGCTACTGCTGATGCAACTGTTTTAGATGTAGCTTCTCCTGCTTCAGGTGGTGTAACTTCTGCTAATGTAATTGCTGAAATGGGGAAAGTAGTGGATTTAATTCCCGCTGCTTTATACGGAAAGGAAGATTTATACTTGTACGTTTCTCAATCAGTTGCCCGTGATTATGTGCGTGCTTTGGGTGGTTTTGGTGCATCAGGTTTAGGTGCTAATGGTACTAATAATTTGGGAACACAATGGTGGAATAACGGAAGTTTATCATTTGACGGAATTAAAATATTTGTTTGTAATGGAATGGCTAACGATTATATGATGGCTGCGCAAAAATCTAACTTGTTTTTTGGAACTGGTTTATTAGCAGATAGCCAAGAAGTTAAGTTAATTGATTTGGCTGATTTGGATGGTTCACAAAATGTAAGAGTAGTAATGAGATTTACTGCTGGTGTACAATACGGAATTGGTTCAGAGATTGTACTTTACACTCCTGCAGCATAATCATAAATAAATAAATTTTAAAAGGGTGGTGGAATAAACACCACCTTTTTTTTAACTTTAAAAATATATAAATATGGCTTGTGATATTAGTTTGGGAAGAATTGAACCGTGCAAAGATAGTTCTGGCGGTTTAAAAGCGGTTTATTTTGTTAATTGGGGTGATGCTACTGGGTATACTTACGATGGAACAAATACAGATGTTATTGATAGTGTAGCTGGAACACCAACTGCATACAAATATGATTTAAAAGGTAATTCATCTTTTACACAAACAATTACTTCTTCAAGAGAAAATGGAACTACATTCTTTCAACAAGAATTAGCATTGACTTTAAAAAAATTATCTATTGTAGACCACAAACAAATTAAACTTTTGGCTTATGGTAGACCACAAGTAATTGTAGAAGATAACAATGGTAATTTCTTTTATTGTGGATTAGAACACGGAATGGATGTAACAGGTGGGACTATTGTAACAGGTGCTGCAATGGGTGATTTAACTGGATACACTTTAACACTTACAGGAATGGAGCAAGTACCAGCAAATTTTATTGGTGATACTTTATCTGGTGCTGGATTTACAGTAGTAGTAGGTTCTTAATAATTGTTTTTTTGTTTTTTAATTAAGGGATGCATTATGTGTCCCTTTTTTATTTTAAAACAATTTGAACTTACTTTTATTTTTAAATAAAAAGATAATGATAATTTTAAAAGAACAAGTAGAAGAACAATCTTTGAAATTTATTCCAAGACAATATAAGGCAACATCAATAGTTTTGGTAAATGAAATGACAAATGAAAGTACTACTATATCATCTGATTTTTATATAGATGGTTATTATCTATACACAACAGCTACATTTGATTTAAAAGAAGGTAATTTTTATACTTTATCTATTTTAAATGATACTGATGTAGTTTATAAAGACAAAATATTTTGCACAAATCAAGTTATTGCTAATTTTTCAATTAACGATGGTCAATATGTAGCAAATCAAACAACTAATGATTATATAGTTTATGAATAATTCAAATATTTCTATTGTAAATTTAAGTGCTTATACATCACCTAAAATACAAGAAAATAAAAAGCAAGGTTATATTGAATATGGTGATGATAATAACTACTTTCAGTTTTTAATTGATAGGTTCTTATATTCAACAACAAATGGTGCTATTATTACAGGTATATCTAATATGATATATGGTAAAGGTTTAGATGCTTTAGACGCATCAAGAAAGCCAAATGAATATGCACAAATGAAAACCTTATTTAAACCAGATATGTTGCGTAAAGTATGTTTAGAACGCAAACTAATGGGAATGGCTTCTATGCAAATAGTAAAGCAAAAGAATAAAGTAGTTAAAGTTGAGCATTTTCCAATACATACATTAAGAGCAGAAAAATGTAATGATAAAGGAGAAATAGAAGGATACTTTTATGCACCAGATTGGAGTAAAGTTAAACCTTCTGATGTATTAAAAAGAATACCAGCTTGGGGGTTTGGTAATGGTAATGAAATAGAAATAATGGTTATTAAACCTTATTTACCAATATTCCACTATTATACACCAGTTGATTATAATGGTGCTTTAGATTATGCTTTATTAGAAGAAGAAATATCTGTTTATCAAATAAACGATGTAAAAAATGGATTTAGTGGAACTAAAGTTATCAATTTTAACAATGGTGTTCCAACTGAAGAAATGCGTGACCAAATTAAAGCTGATGTTAAAAATAAACTAACTGGTTCAAGAGGTGATAAAGTAATTGTAGCTTTTAATGCAAATGCTGAAAGTAAAACAACAGTAGAAGATATACCATTAACAGATGCACCAGCACATTATGAATATTTAAGTAATGAATGCTTTAATAAGCTAATAGTTGGTCATAGAGTAACAAGTCCAATGCTTTTAGGAATTAGAAATGGTGATGGTGGTTTAGGCAACAATGCAGATGAAATTAAAACTGCTACATTATTATTTGATAATATAGTTATTAAAGCATATCAATATGAAATAATAGAAGCGTTAAATGAAATATTATACTACAATGATATTAGTTTAAAATTATACTTTAAAACTATTCAACCATTAGAATTTACAGAATTAGATAATACACAAACAGACGAACAAATAAAAGAAGAAACAGGATTGAGTTCACATAATTGTTTGAGTAAAGATTTTACAGATGAAGAAGGAAACAATATGCTTGAATTATTAGAGGGTGAAAATATATCTGATGAATGGGAATTAGTAGATAAAAGAGAATATTCAGATAAT